GATAGCGAGCGATTGCGTGCCCTTGTGGTCGCTCCTCATAGCTCCCCCCCTGCGTCCTTGTAGGCCTGTGCGATGGGGCGGGCTTCGTCGATGAATTCAGAGCGTTGCTCGGGAGACCATTGATCGACCACCTTCTTTGCAATCCATTGTTTAGCAAGCACTATGTAATGATGCCAAGCCCTCTCTGGTCTAGGGGTGCTGTTCTCGATAGGGTCGGGGAGGATGCCAGCCCAAAGAGCTAACTGCTTGAGTTGCCCCGGTGCTGGTGCGCTTAGGGTGGGTCTGGCTTTGGCTACCCGCTCAAGTCTGCGGGCTTGCTCACCGTTTATTCCAGCGATGCTTAGGATGGTGTCGAGGTCTGCGTCCTCCTTGCGTGCTGAGGCTATGATGTCCCCAGCGTCAGCGGCTAGAGATATGCACTCGCCCATATGCTCCACGGTCTCTTCCTTGGCCTTCTCTAATAGGGTGATGGTTTTCTTTAGCTCGATTCCTGTTTGCTTGTCGTTGCTCATTTTTGGGTGTCCTTGGGTTATGCAAAGGCCTCGGCCAACTGCTCGGCCAACTCCTGTGCGGGTGGTTCGATCTCTACAAATCGTTCTGCGTTAAAGCCCCTTTCACGATGGGGCGGGACGCTAGATGTGGGGTTGATAAGCCCTTCCAATAACACGGCCACCTCACCCGCCTCCCCCCTCCAATTTACCCCTACCTCCATAGATCGGATTTGGTAGATGCGGTCTTGGATGGGTAGTGCCTTGAATAGCTTGAGTGCCTCCGGTGGGAAGCGGTCATCCACACACACCACTTTGCTCCCTACCCTCACCGTTTTTTTCCTCCCTTTTTAATGCCCTTGGCGAACGCATCCTTGTTCCATTTGGGGCACTCTTTCCTACGCCTTTCGTGGATTCGCTTGGCTCGCTCCTTGTAGATTTCCCTTACCCGCTCCGTCCGTTGGATGCGTAGGGTTAGCCCCGTGCGCTTGGTGAACTTGGATATTCTGGCTGAAAGGGCGGCTCTTGTGTAGGGCTTGCCAGTTGCGGGGTTCTCGAATCGGGCGGCCAAGCTGGTTAGGCTCTCGGGTGATCGGTTCGACATCGTGGCTAGAATCGCCTCGTCCAAGGTATCATCCCTCTTGTTCTTGAGGGTGGGATTGTCGGTCTGGCTTGATATGGTTTCCTCTACAATCTGCGTGAGCATCTTTGCCAACTGGTCGAGGCCAAGTGCGGGGTTCATCGCTTGCATTTGGGCGAGTCGTTCCCGCATCTGATCTTCTAGGGTGTCGATGGTCTCGGCCATATCTGGTGTATAGCTTGCCCTTATCGAATCCGCTGGGTCTTGTCCTTCGGCTTTCATTTTACTAAGGCCGCCAATCTGATTATTCCGTCAGTCCAATCCTTGCGCTTCCGTTCCTTATATGCCTCTGCCAACGCTCCGAATCCTCGGTGGAGTCTTTTGGTCTTTGCCTTCTTGGGCTTCTCAAGATACCACGGCTTCTTCATTTGATAGCGTCCCGCCATTGGCTTGTTCGCTTTGGCTTCTTTATCTCACCGTTTTCACTTAGGTATCTAGCGTGGTATTGGATAGCCCCTTGGCTTTTGTTTAGAGTCTCGGCGATGGTACGGGTCGGGATGCCGTTCACGATGAGCGTCTTTACAGCGTCTCGTAATAGCTCGATCTTGTCTTGGCGTTTGGTCGTTGCCATTAGGCTTTCTAGTTCCTCGGCCTTGTATCGCTCGCCAATAATTGTCTTGGCTTTTACCGATGAGGATATGAATGGTTCGCTCATAATAAAGTTATGGCTTTGAGGATTTCGTATGCGACTTGCGGGACGATGGCGTTGCCCAATCCTTTAATTCTGTCCACCCTATTGGATACCCCATGAGCCACTCGACCCATGCCGGATTCAGCGAACCACTCCCCTTCATCTTTCCAAGTTCGGGGTGATTGCCCAGCATCACTTGCCTGTCGTTGCTCGTTGGAATTGGCCAGAGTCCCCTTGATGCTATTCTCCGAGCCACACGCCCCCCCTTGTCCAAACGCGCTAAGGATTCTGGATTCGTCCCGCAATCGTTCGCCTCCGATGCTCCCGGCGTGGGCCACATCACAGACTCGTTTACTGCTCTCACTAAGCATCTGAACCGATTTTCCTTCGGATTCACATTTGCTGAATTGTCCATCGTTGGAGTTGGCCAAAGCTTCTTTTCCATTAAAACTACAACTCCACTTAACATCCCCGCAGTCCCATCCTTCCTCAACTGTCCCTTCCAGTCTCCTGCTATCGGAGTGGTCCATATTTCTTGCGATAATCCAGACTCTATTCCTTCTGTGCGGGGCATCGACACCGCAAGCTGGAATAATGATCGGCTCGACTTCATATCCGCACGCTTCCAAATCAGAACACACTTTGTCGAGTGCCAAGTTGATGATGCCAGCAACATTCTCACCAACGATCCAAGTTGGCCTTGCCTCTTGTATGACTCGGAGCATTTCTGGCCAGAGATAGCGGTCATCGTCCTTGCCTCGTTGCTTCCCGGCACAACTGAAAGGCTGGCAGGGAAATCCTCCTGTGAGAAGAGTGACTCCTCGGTATGCCGTGCCATCGAGTGCTTTGATATCTCCGTGGATTGGAACTTCTGGCCAGTGCTTTTTGATGACTGCTTGTGCGTATGGTTCGTTGTCGCAGAATCCAATCGTTCTGAATCCAGCCCATCGAGCGGCAAGAGCGAATCCCCCGATTCCGCTGAATAGATCGAGGTGGGTTGGTTCATTTGTTGTTGAGGTTATGTTCAAGATTTGTTGTGGCAAGTGCCATTTTTAGGTTGTTACAAATAATACTCCGCTACGCTTTTCCCGCTATTGGTCTTGATCGTGCGCTTGTATATGGGATGCCCCATCTTTTTGAGATCGCATATGCGGCTGGCCAATCGAAAGCATCTGAACCATTCCAGAGCGTCGAGAGCCGTGATCGCTCGCCCTGTTTTCAAGTGGGCTAGGATTCTGGCGTTCTGGTCGTGGCCGTCACTCTGCTTTGGATGTGTGGTTCGGGCGAAGGGTAGCTCGTATTGTTCGGCAAGTAATATCATACGAACATCCCTTTCTTACGCTTCCTCGTTAGACTCATTTTTCTAAGGATTGGGTTTCCATTAGATGCAACGAAGTCGTGGCGAGATGCATATTTGATGCTTGAGCGATGGCAATTCCAAGCCCTCGCCATCTCGTTTATATTTGCTCCAGCGGCAAGTTGGGTTTTCCATAAAGCCCACCTTTTCTTAACCACTTCGTATTTTCGGTTGCTTCCAGTTTTGGATTTCTTTATCCTTGGCAATAGCTCTCTTGGGATTTGCAGTAGGCTATCACCCCCTTCAATCTGATGTGTGATCGGTTTAAGGGGTATTGTGCGAGCAATTTCACCCATCATAGAGGCTAGTTTATCAATCTGGCCTCCATCCTCTTTTGCCTTGGCGATCATTCCCGCTAGTTGGGTGATCTGTGCGTCTTGCCCAGCCATCCTTTCCTCAAGCATCTTGATTCTGTGGATTGCGGCGGGTAAGGCTAGGTGAGCGGTTAGCATTGCGTTCATGGGCAACCAGCTTTCACCCAATCTTCTCTCCGAGCAAATCCCATCACCTTGTAGGTGGGCGGTGAGTAGCAACTGTTCCTATGGTTATCGTTCATTGGTTTGTTTTCCTTTTTGTTGGTGGTTTGATTCCGTCTCTGACAATTTCTGGCACACGCTCTCCAGTCTTTAACTGGGGTCTTGCCCCCAATCTTCCATCCGTTCGATTCATAGTAATCAAAAGCCGACTCTGCATCCGTTGTCCCCCATCCGATCTCCTTACTATATGCCAACCATTCAACGCGCGTGGGGCGTAAGCCCTCTCTCTCTTTCTTGTTGTTACTATTGCTCTCATTCTGACTATTACTCTTACTATAACTCTTACTCTTATTATGTACGATGGATAGTTCATCTTTGGCTGATAGATGGGTCATAGATGGCTCATCTATGGTGCATCTATGGGTCATCCTTGAGGCATAGCCCTCTGCCTTTTGGTTCATCTTCACCAGTCCTTTCTCTATACCAGCGTGATAGATAGCCCCATCTTTTCGGGTGAAAACACCAGCGGTTTCTAGTTCAGCGAGGAGGTTGGTCGCATCCTCCCCCACCATTCTCCCGATCTGTTCCGTGGTCGGGGTGATTCCGTTGATGATCAGCCGCCCTCCTTCGTTGGCTTTGTAGGCTAGGCATAGAAGGTGAATCCATAGCCCTTTAGCCCCAAGACTGACCAAGGCTAACTTCTCATTCGATAGCCAGCGGTTAGGCTCAAAGGCAAACCAGAAGTTGTCTCGCTTCATTTGCGCTTCTCCTTGTCCCGTTCCCGGTATGTCTTGGCTCGGGCTAGGAGTTCCTTCGTTACCTTGTGGGAGTAGTCTAGGTGTGTTCTTACATCCTTGAACGCTTCCCGCTGGGCTGGGGTTAGGCTTTGGAATAGTTCCTTCACTCGGCTTGCTAGGTTTTTGTGGAGGTCTCCAACGAGGGCTAGTCTTTTAACGCTCATCGTTCCACAACTTTCTTAGTTGATCCCAGCACAGGCCGAGCAAAAATAGCACCCCAACAAAAACGCCTAATAAAAAGCCTATCAACATTCCAAGTTCGAGTAGCAACTTGGCGGTGGATAAAAGGAAACTTATCATTTGGGTGAGGTCGGCCACGCCGCCCATAGGTTAACCCTCGTAGCCACCTGCCAGTCCCCGACATAAAATTTCTCATCAATGTACCGGCCTCCCAGTATTTCGCCGTCTCTATCCAATAACACTTTTTCATAGTTCTCTGGTCTTTCTTTGGTTGAGTTCCACTGAATCATCGTCCACTTCACTTTCGGAATGTGAACATCAATCGACACTTGGGGGCAACCTCCGTATGGCAAGCACCACCTCGTTAAGCGTATCCTTCTGCACTTGATCTTCGATTCCGTCCGCTAGTTGCTGAACAAGTTCCGCACAACGATTGCGTTCGTTGGCCTCTGCCATCCTCAAGCCCTCCCGCAGAATTGCGGAAAGGTCGGGGAGGAGAGTCGCCCCTATTGATAATGTCTTTGGGATATTAGAATGGAATTGCATCTTTTTTGTCCTCCTCGGCTAGTATCTCTGCAATGATTTGGTTTCTCACTAGGTCGTTGGTGTATGGCTTTCCATCGGCGGCGAGTTTCAGTTCTTGCTTGGCCAGCCAATCGAGATAGTCCAGCCCCTTACCACTTGGGAACTTGGCGATCTCTCGGAGGCTCGAACCCTTGTGCTTGCCGAACTTCAAGACCATATCCCGCTTCTCTGTGGTTGGCGATTGTTCGCTGACCAGTTGAGCCGTGATCTCGGCGGCCTCCTCCTTCGTGATCTTGGCGGGAGGGGCTTCGTTCTTGATTGTGTTCAGCGGTTCGTTATCGAACCCGCCGTGAGGAACTTCTTCCGCCGGCGTTGTGCTCAAATTTCGGTCGATTAGCACGACCACATGTGCGAATGCAGACCGACAAGCCCGACTGATTGAACGAGTTTGAACCATAGCACGCCGTGCATAAACTGGACGCTGGCTCCACATTTGCTCATCGTCGCCCAAGAACCCTTCGGCTTGGGAAATGACTTGGCCTGTGTCCATCCTCTTCACTTCTCCAATACACCGATAGCCGTCCTCAAGCCTCTCAACATCTCTTGCGCTCGCTACGCATCCGTGTGCTACTGCGATGGCTTGCCAGCCTTCGACCCGCACATAATCCTTTTGGCCTATGCGCTGGCAAGTTTGCTTTACTATTTCTCGACAAGCTCCCGCCACATCAGTCGCTTGACGAATATGATTGGAGACTCCGTTGGTGGTTGTTACTAATTCCATTTTGGTTATTCCTTTGGGTTCAATAGTTGGGGTTGCTGTTGTAATGTCCGTACTCCTCACGCTCTCGCCGAACTGAATCGGGGAAGCGCATGAAAGAAAAGTCTTTCTTTTGGTCATGCTCCGTGTCTGGTATGGACTCTGCTTTGATTTCCGTCTTTGGTTCTGTCTTTGCTTCTAGCTTCTTTGGTTTCTTCATTGGTTGTTCCTTTTATTTATGGTTTCTACTATCGGGGAAATCCATTTGGCTGAGATGTCGTGGGAAGGGATTCGGAAAACTAGGATGCCCATTGATGAGGCGAGGTTGTATTTCTCCATATCATTAAGGAATCCAGTTGGCCTTGTATGTCTGCCTCTCGTCCATACCCCGCCCTCGAGTTCAACGCTTACACCAGAGGGGTGATAGTAATCGAATCTAAACCTTCTGCCATCACAAAACTTGTATTCCCTCACTAGCCCCCACCCACCAAGACTCTTAAAAAGAATCTCAAACTTAGCTGATGGGGTCATCTTCATTTAGTTACGCCCTGCCCAGTTGTTGCTTGGAATAGATTCTTCTTTGGGGCGGTTGCCCTCGGCCACAATCTTGTCCATCTTATCTAGCTCGGCGGCCACCCATAGATAAAAGTTCCGTCTCTCGTAGTTCTGTTGGTCGATGTGCTTTGCCAATAGCTTCACCCCTTGGAGAATGAGAAGCCCGAAGAAGATGCCGAGGCCAAAGATCACCAGCGAATCCTCATCTTGTGCCACTCTGGTGAACAATAAGAAGGGTTAGAAATCCAAGGATATTTCTGATCGTCCTTGCTAACGAATCCTTCCCAAAGAACTTCCCCCGCCTTTTGATTCTGGTAGTCCATCTCTGCCCAGCAATCCTTGAGTTTGTGGTGGTCGAGGCGAGGCATCCGTAGGAGAGCGTTGGCCTTCACCTCGTAGGATGCGGGTTCGATCTCCTCGATGAGCTTGAGCCGTTCTGCAATCGGCTTCGGATTGGACGGGTCGAAAGCATCAATGAGAATAATCGTTCCCTTTGCCGTCCGTGTCCTCATCCCCATAATCTCTCCATCAATATATCGAGCCTTGATCTCGATTCCTTTTAGTCTCTCAAGAACTAACTCGGAGTTTTTGGCCTTCACGCCGTGGCGATTCATAACCAATCCAGTAGCTTGATCGAATAAGAACCGCCACCCATTCGCCTTAGGTTGGTGGATGTAGTCGGCGTACTCATCGCCGTAAACATTCCTTGCACAAGCAACTGGTCTTGCTGGTAGCGGGGATTTCATTTGCGTATTATTGTTAGGATTTCTGGGATGGCAAGGTTTATTTCAAGACTATTTCAACGATGGCCAGCACCGAGCCAGCACCGATCACGAGGCCAGCAATATAGGAGAGGAGGAGTTTGTTCATTTGGTTTGGTTTCCTTTCTTGGTTGGGGGTTACTGGCTGATGTGTTTGGTCGCTAGTTTTTGGGCAACTTGCAAGGCGGTGGGGGCTTCGTAGTAAATACCATCAAAGAAAGCGTAAAATACTTTCTTCCCTTTTCGACAAAGGTCGGCGATGACTGATGGGGTGTTGTCGATGGGGTAAAGATAAAGCTCTACGAGGTCATCAAACTTTTGGGAGTCGCTTAGGGTTGTCATAGTTGTGGTTCTTTCTTGGGTTAGTTGGTTTCTAGGGTTTTCGCAAACAGCATCACGGCATTATGATCTTTGAGGATAAAGCTAAAGGAGTGACCACCATCAAAGGTAAATTGAGCCACCGCCAACTCACCCACCTTCGGGGTCTCACACTCGTTGGCAATCAGTACCTCTACTTTCTTCTCCCCTTGTTTGATATCCTTCCAAAATGCTGTGCAATTCCCGCCCGTTCCTCCTATGTGGAATCCATAATCTGCCATTGTTTTTTCGTATTTGTCTTGGGTGATTTTCATGTTTATTTTCTTTCTTTGGTTGGGGTTTCTTGTGCTACTCAAGGGAAATAATCAAATCAGTTAGTTGGTTTAGTCGGCCACCTGTAAATTCAGCAATATCTACATCGTAAGTTCCGAGCCTTACAGAGGCCAACGCTTTCTTTGCCCTTGGAGTGCCTATCTCAATCAAGGCAACAAGGTCTTGTATCACTCTTTTTGTTTTCTCTTCTATTGTTATTGAGCTAGTCATGGTTGTGTTTCTTTCTTGGTTTGGGGTTAGCGTCCGTTAAGAAACTTGCAGAACTTGGAGTATTCGAGGGTCGGCATATACACCTCTCCAAGATCACCCACCTCGGTTGGGCGGGTCACTCGCACTTCGCCAAAGGTGGTTTCGATGTAGCAACTCTCAACCGCATTATCCTCGAAAACTTTTGATGCAATAGCACGAATCTGATTGAGGGTGGAGGGAAGGGTTTCCGTCTTTTCCGCTGTGGTCATTTGCATATTGCGAATCTATACCACCCCACCCACCTTGTCCATCTTTATTTTGCTTTATCTTGACGAATGTTTGTAACTCTTTGATGCTAGGGGCTTTGTGGGAGGGGGAATAAGGCGAAAGTATGGGGTTCTGCGAAGGTATTGTTGCCTTGGCCCACCTTTCACCAGCTTCTTTTGATTCTTTTCTCCAGCGCAAACAATCGATTTGAACTTTCTTGTTTCCGCTTTTCCCTCTCGCATCATCTCGGCAATTATTCTTGAGGTTGTGCTAGGAGTTCGGTTGAAAAGTTTTGCGATCTCGTTTCTTGTTTGCCATCCGGGAGGAATTATTTCTTCTCCCTTTGTCGAGATATACTTTTCCAACGCCTTCACCCAGCCACTCATCAAAAAGTTTTCATCTGCGTTGGCACGATGAACTTTCCGTTGCGCTCCTTGGCTTGAAATACATCGTGGCCGTGTTCGTGAATCAAGCCAAAAGCCCAGCCGTGTTGCCATCTCAAGCGCCTCATCTGCCCCCTCGTATATGATGGGGTCTTGTTACAGCAACAGCCGATATTGTATGCCTCCCTAGAATCAAGGCTCACACTTTTGTAATAATCTATTGCGTGTGTGTGTCCAAATAAAACTGCCCCTGCTCCATAAGCGTCTGCGTGTTGCTTCGCTCCGTGGAGACTGGCTCCATATCCATGAACGAAGGTGAGAGAACCATTCTGATATACTCCCGCCGTTGAATCGTAGGGGTACATCTTCCCCCTCGTCTCCTTCATTATGGTTTCGATATTGTTACACCCATCCAAAGCGTAGTCCCTCGCCACTCCACTTCGGACATTCGTACTCATATCAAAAATCCGTTCATCGTGGTTGCCCCTTAGAAAGATTCGCTCTTGTCCGAACTTAAAGAACGCTCGAATAAATTCCTCCCCCTCATCCCAATCTCTTTGAAGCGAAGAGGCTTGGTCGGTATCATCTGCCCCTCTGCGTATCGCTCGGAAGTCCCAGTTGTCTCCGAGGTTCACCACGAGATCGGGCTTATAGTCGGCACAAAAAGCAAGCAAGGCTTTTACCGTTGTCGGGTCTTGTTCATCGCCGTGAACATCCCCTGCCGCCACAAACTTAATGGGCTTCACTTAATCCCGCCCATCATATCGAAGATGCGCTTGCACGAATCTCTTGCCGTGGTAGCGCACAAATCTTCGTCCTCCATTCCAAGCCTTGCCAGCTCTAAAATTATTTTAACTTGGCCACGAAGCGTCATAAGATAGGTCACTTGGTCGATTGATTCTTCTATGGCGTTCTCGGTTACTCGAATGGTGGGCATCGTCCAGAGGGGGCCAGCCTCGCCGTGTTGAGCTTGGCCTTTGCGATATTTAATTTCTATCGCTTCAATAGTTGCAAGTTGAATCTGGCTAAGGTGGTAGGCGTGTTTCTCCGTAAATTCGTTACTCGCCACAACCTTTAATCCTGTCATCTTTTTAACGACTAGCCCAAGGATTCTTTTTCACAATGCTTTTCTTTGGAATTACTTGGGCTTTCTGTGGGGTGACAAGTTCTCTCCATCCAGAAATCAATCCATCCTCAAGATGGGGTTCTTCCCATTCGAGATGCCGTAGCTGATACTTCTCCCCGATCTTTTGGCAGATAGCGTAGGTCTGTGAATCGTCCCACGATGCGTTGAATGAGCCAGTAGAACCGAGAGAGAGAGGAACATAGTCAATAGCGTGACTCCCCTTGCCTAGGTCAATATGGAGCGATTGCGGGGGGACTCCTCGGGCGTTGGTGACTTTCGTCCCAGCCTTTGTTCTGCCTTGGGCATATAGTTCCTCTTGCTCCGCTGGCGTTCTGGATGAGCAGTAGATGAGAACTGGAATCTTTTTGCTTATTAGTTCCGAGTACCAGCGGGAAACCCTGTCCCCGAAACTCGGCTCAAGGTTTTTAATATGCCCCCTCGATCTTTCAGAGGCTTCTTTGATCGTCATTTGTTTTCGGCTCTTGCTCTCCATCGTTCTTGTTCTGCGATGGCGTTGCTCAAGGCTTTAAGTGCCTTTGCGTACTGCTCACGAAACTCTGGGCGAACTAGGCCAAGACTTCGTTCTAATTTATCCCACTCCATAATCAGAGCGGGGATGTCGGCGGGGGAAGGGGCGGTGTAGGTATAGTTTGTGGAAGCGCAAGAACTAAGGGCGAGTCCTCCACCAAGAATCAAGGTCAGCATCCCTAAGCCTACGGCGATATTCAATTTCTGCATCATCTCTTTCAGTCCTAGTCTTAGCACGATTTTTAAGCCACCAGAAAAGGATTCCAACAACTCCTGCAAGCGAGGCAATGGCGGCCTCAATCATAACCTACTTCTTCGAGAACTTGCTGAGGAACGAAACGATCTTGGTGAGGGTCGCTTCTGGCTCGTCACCCGGAATCAAAGAGGCAACTGCGATTACGGCAGAGAGCAAGGCAACCAACGCACCCACCCACGCAAACACATCCTGAGATTGAACGAATGATAAGATTTGTTGCATACCTTGAGGGGGTGTCAAAGGGCTAGGCTTCGTAAGTCCAGTAGCTAGCGGGCTCAATTACTCCGCTTGCGGGTCTATCGTCTCCCTCATCGCTTGGTCGATAGAGAGGATAATTTTGCCCAAAGAAACTAAATGTTCCAACCAAAACATCAAACTCATCACCACCTATAGAGTTATATTCTCCAGTATCGCCCCTTATAAGAAAACTCGGAACAACTCCGTAGAGCGTGGGGCTAGCATAAGAATTCACATAAAAACCATCTAGGAAAAAGAGATTATCGAGATCGTTTGGAGAAAAGCCGTTACCACTAGCTCCGCTGTTATCGCAAACCAGATAAGTTTCATCTGTGGCGGTTTGAGTAAATGTTCTAGGAGAAATTGGAAACTCTGCGCTAGTAATTGTAATCGTCCAGCTTTTCACCCGCCAATATATTTCCATTGCATCTGCAAGCGATTGCGTGGCTAAAGCTGGAATTTCTGTAAGGCACGCTGGAAAATAACCGCTGTAGCTAGCGTGGAGAACTTTTGCCATAGGATTTCGTTAGGGCTTACTGCCCCTGCTTAATATCCGATGACTGTGATTCGGTAGGTGGCTGTGTTTACATCCCTAGAAACGCTATCCGCATTTGTGCAAGAGAGGCACACGGTATTTGCTTTATATGCCACGCCTTGAATAACTGCCCCCGCTGAAACTGCCGATGGCAAGCCAATCAAAACAATATCATTTACTGAAGCACCAGTAACTACTACATCCCGATAATGCTGATCGTTACCAGCCACCGAACCAAAACTTACCGAGGCAAGCGTTGTGACGGTATAGGAAGATTGTGGAAGCACTCCGTAGCTAACTCCAGTTGCCAAAAGCCCAACATTGATTAGGCCAGAAACAACATTCCCATTTGCGGGTTGAGCCGTGACGGACGCTCCGTAGAATCCCATAGGAGTATTTGAAAAGGCAATGCCCGCCCCATAGCTAAGAACATTTGTTCCCGCTGAGTTATTGAGCGTCCTTGCTCCGTAATTAACCGCCGTTACTGAGGTCGCATCTCTCAATCCCCTCCCGCTAGCATTTACATTTGAAGTTGAGTCTTCTACGAATAGGGCATCCGCTTCGGCCTTGGTATAGTACGATGCTTGATCTGCGGGAACAACGCTTCCAGTAGTGATGAGATCACGCCTCACGGTGATTGAACTTTGAAGAACCGTCTTGGGTGTTCCCCCTTGGGTTAGTTCAATCTCGATTGTGGGTGTGATCGTGTCTGAACCAGCTTCCGCAAATAATTCGTCAAGCTCTGCCGTTGCGAGGGTGACGGTTGTTTGTAAGAACGAGCCAAAGATAACTCCACTTGCATCTAGCGTGAGGGCGGTCGTTATGTTTTGCAGGCCAAGATCACGGACAAAAGAGATGCTATAATTGCCAGAGTTGTTTCCAATATCTATGCTTATGTTGCCAGTACCAATTCCAGTAACTGCGCTCAACGCACCAGAAAAGGTTGTTGCGCTAGAACCAATCGCAATCGCCGTGGTGCTATTTGCTCCATAATTAAAAACAACTGAGCCGCCTTCAGCGTCTGGGCCAACGGATAAGTTGTAAATCTCGTTTTGAGTTGCAGAACCATCTTGCAGTTTTGTTAGAGAAACAACCCCAGCGGTGGGCGATGCAACAAAAGTATCTGAATAAACAGCAGGATTACGAATCAGCTTTATGATTTGTTGGGCAGAAACTGAGGTAGCGGGGAAGCGTCTTGTATTTACGATGACGGAGCTAGTCGGAAATAGAGTGAAGGATGAGCCTCCAAAGGACATCGCAGAGTTAGCCGTTGCCGATGTGATGAGATACGAATTAGACTCTGCTCCGTAGGTTGTTACGGAAACGCTCGTACTTGCGATAGCAGAGATAGCATTATATACACAAACCGCCGTAGCATTGTAGGGGATGGCAAGAGAAGTGACAGAGTTTAGGACTAGCTTAAAACTGCCGTCACTTGGGCCGTCATCAATCCCGCCGATGCCTAGCTTTACGGACGATCCAACCGTGCTCAGATCACGCAAGAATCCATTCGTGTCCCTCTCTTGCAACCGCACTCTAAAATTGTAGGAGTCGTTCCTAGTGAATGTTGGCAGAGAACCATTCCGAGCCGCCCCAGAAGCAAGAAGCGTTCCATTCGTTACATCAATGTAAAAATCTATGCTTTGTGCCATTTGAATACCTTCTATGTCAATCTCATTTGCCAAGCACAATTATTGTGTCTGGCGTTCCATTCGAGCAAACATTCAATGTTATTTCAGAAAATCCATCCGTGCCTACAATCCCAGAACTAGAAATCTTAAATCCAGAATCTTCTTGTGTTATGTTTATTCCAGTTCCAGCAACAGGCTTCGTACATTCTATTCTCCGTATCAGTCTGTTAAAGAAACTTAGACCAAGCCTAGATGCTCCTGCTAGTTCGTTGAGTTGATTCTCTCTCATAAATACTTAAACAAGATTAAAAGATGTGGACTATCTGTTTTTCCGCATAAACTGTTCGTGCAACTAGAAACAATCCTCGCCTTTCACAACTAACAGATAGCGGGACATAGCCAAAATATCCAATAAAATAAGCATCACGCTGTTCATCTAAAAAGATTGGTCTGGGTTGTGCTGGCATCCTTGTTCCGTTAATAAATTCTGGCATCGGGCTTGTGCTATTAGCCCACAATCTGCCTCCTAATCCAGAGGCTTGTGCGTTGCTTGAGATGAATTGTGTTTCAGTTATATCTGTAATATATTCTGCCTCGATTACAAGGGGCGGCCCATAAATCTCCGCACCCGGTGTTGGAATAAGCCGGACTATAGCTGGGGGTAATCCAGTCGATGAGGTTAGCCCAACATAAGTCACAAGTAGCTGAGTAATCCCACCATCCTCCTCTTCGCTCGCTACCGATTCGACAACCATCCTTGAATACTTTACAGAGGCAGAGGAGAACGAGGTGTGCGTTGTGTTCTTCTCTGGAATAATAGAGGCTCGGTTGCTTGTCTTAATCGCATAGGCCTCGATTATTGTTTCAAGTCCATTAGCCTCTTTGCTGAAGTTCTGCCTTTTAAGCACCTTCGTATTGATTGCCGACCCGATAATATCTGTTGCCATATATTTATTTAACCAGAGGAGCAGAACCCATTAAATCAACGAGCTTAGTTATTGCTTTAAGTACCTCGGCGGCTTGGTCTGGTGCTCCTGTACTCGGTACTCCCGCTGGTGCTCCGAAAGGGGTTTGGGTCATCATTCCGGCTCCTTGTTTTAGAAATCCGCTCTGCGCTCCTAGTGCGGCGATTTGCGCTGGGTCAAGCCCAGTCATTCCCCCTTGAATCTGATTTGCTAGGCTGGGTGCTTCTCTTGCGGCTTGTTGAGCGGCCACCCTCTCCTTCATATCCTGCATCGTAAGTGGGGCTTGTCCCATCGCTTTTCTTTTTACATTCTCTTCTTCCGTCATCTTCCCGAACACCTTCTCTTGTGTCTTAAAATCTTCTTGCTTGTTTTCTCTTTGCCTTCGTTTCCTAGCCACATCAAGAGTTTGTTGACCTCCCTTGCTTGCTCCCAATAAGCCACCGCTTTGTGCCTGTGCTTTTTTAGCCTCATCAGCATTAGCCTTTTCGAGCTTTGTATTTGCAACAATTAAGGATGTTTGCTGTTCGTATAATGCGTTCGCATTTTTAGTTATTAAAAGTCTTTTGTTCTCGGAGTCTGCCAATCTATTTAAATCTGTTCTCTCTTGTTTTAAGACGGCAATCCTTGTTTCAATTTCATCAGTTAGCTGTGAGGCTAGGGCGACATTTTTCCCAGTTATTCCCTCTTGTGCGTCTAGCTCTGCTCGTAGTCTGCGAGCATTTTTGGATGTGCTCTCCATCTCTTCCGATGTTTGCGTTGTAATTTCAAGTTCTCTTTGTCTAATTTTTAGAATCTCTTCTTGAATAACAAGCTGACTCTGCGCTGTTTTAAGTTCTCTCTCTGTATCCCCAAAGCCAAGATTGATTCCAGTAAGTTTTTCTAGTCCACCCATTATCTTCCCCAATGAACCAAGCTGGGTGATCTTACCCTTTAGCTTTTCGGCTACATCTGCGGTTGCTTCTAATCCCTTGCGAGCCTCTTCAACGCTTGTGCTTTTGAATGATGTTTCAAAGGCATCGGCTAGTGATTTCTGGGTTTCATAGTAATCTGTGGCCGAGTTTTTAACTGCTTCCCCAAACTTGTTGACCGCCCCAACCGCCGCCGCTCCTATGATTCCCCCAACCCCTAGCCGAGCCAGTTGCATAAAGGAATGGGAGGCACTTGTTCCTGAGCTCCCTAGATGTAACAGGCTTTTGGCTAGTTGCTTAGTCGATGTTCCTGCACTATCAAAAGACTTAGATGTTTTTGTGGCCTCACGCTGGAGGTTCTTAAGGACGGGAGTTCCCTTTTTGTCATCAATCAGTACTTCTCCTTGAATCTTAAATCCCATATTACCCCTTGAGCTTGTCAGCTATTTCTTGATTCTTTCTCTCAATATATACCTTCATATCGTCTTCTTCTTCGTCCATCGCCATTTGCAGGCCGTGCCACGCACCACTCTTTGGCTTGTCTGCCCCATCAGCCGCATTACCAAATATGGCTCTGCATTTCCCAATTACTGCCAACGCCCCACCCCCAAAGTTTGCGCTTCCTTTGAGAACAGAGAACCGCTTTTCTAAGCCCTTAGATACTGCCTTCAGTTCAGCCACCATTGGCCCTTTGGTTAAAAATGATTTGAAAAGATTGTAGGCTGGAATCCACCCTGCGGAAATATACCCGCTAGAAGACATAGATGTTTTGACTAGCTTATTGTAGAACATACTGGCCGAACCGCTTCTTCCTTTATGACCTCTACCCGGCCCCGCTAGCGATCTTGGAAAGCTCTGGTAGAATCCCTTGTTCTTGCCCCTGCGTATTCTCCATGTCGCAATCTGAAAGGCTTCCTTCTTTCCAGAATACATTAGCTTTGGACTCTTTCTAAACTTAACAACCTCTTTCCCCTTTTTATTTGTGAAAACATACGATGATTGAATGACCTCTTCAGCCTTTAGGCTTTTTCTAATATCGTCTGTATCTGCTCTTTTTGTGTTCCGTTCTGCCATCGCTCGCATACAGATATTTGCCGCCCTGCGGTTTGTCTCATCAACATAGAACTTCCCAGACAACTCCATATATCTTTGGAGGGTTTTATTGAAATCTGTTGTATCTAAAACGATCATAACTATTGGCCTTCGTCAATTTATAGGTCGAGAAACTTTTCTATGCCCTTTATCTCTTCTTGGTTAAAGCTCGTCTTTAATCGGCAGTTCACACCCTCGCTCCAAAGGAAGGTGTGCCGTGCTTGAATGATTAGTTTTAGGGGAACTTGCCACATAATATAGTCAATGCTCCATCCTGTTTTCTTTGCCAGCGTGAAGACCAACGCCGCCGTCCACGCTGGCGTTAGTCGTTTCCCGATGCTGTTGCCCCACTAGGAACAATCGTAACCTCGCCCCTATTGGCTTCTTCAACAATGGTCTCAACAAGTTTAGAGGCAATAGATCGTTCTTCATCGTTCTTGTTTTCCATCCAGTCTAAAAGCCTTGACCTAAACAGATTTTTATTCCAAGCAAGTTCGATAGCTGTCTGTCTATTTTTAGCGATCTGAATATGCATAAATATAAAAGCCCAAATAAAGAACATTGTGGTATCTTCATCGCTCCGTACTTGCAGTAAAAGCAGTCTGCTTCCCTCTGTATAGTCTGCGAGCTTTTCTCCGTTATAGAATTTTGCATTTGCTACAAAAGCTGAGTTTAGTTCTTCATCTAAGGATATATTCATAAGTGCCGTAGCATCGCCCTTTTTTGATCTGAGGTTGCGTTTTCTGACACAAGCAAAGTTTGGCCTCCACGCTCAATAATGCGCACCGGGGTACAGCGCTTTACAAGCCCCAAAAGTGTGTCTCTATTTTCCAAGGCCGCCCTAACATATCGAATAGGGGATTCTTCGGGACACTTCATCTCACTCCACGGACATTCCATCTCTGCCCTTACCTCTGCCCCCTTGCCCCCTGCCTCGAACCAGAAAGTTACCTGCGACTCCCCATTTTCTTTTATCGTTCGTGAAACTGGATCGAGCCTTCGGAGCTTGCCACCAGCCCCAGCCACGGCACTAGCCACCTTGATATTCGTCGTTCCCCAGTATGCAATACCTTCCATGAGATTAGGATTTCATTAGAAGCAACTTGCCTCTTTAGGTTACATTCGGATAGCCAGTCGCAGAAATGTCCAGAGTCACAAAAGCATCGTTGCTCTTGTTGAGGGTGATCGAATCAATGCGAGTCGTTCCAAGGGTGGTTGCGTTAGCTAGAGCAGACAAGGCCGCTCCTGCCGTCACATTGTAAGTGCCAGTAATGGCAACGGAGAGGGAGTAGGCAGTTGTGGGATTGAAATATCCAACCGCAACAATATCCCCGGAATTCGATCTTACCTCGTTCTTCTCAACGCTACGAGCTTCAGAGAAACTTTGAACCAATCCAATTCCAGCTTCGGCAGTTAGCCCAAACACAAGACCCGCCGTACCGATTGTGGCCGCTGGCATATTAGCTCAAAACCTCAGAAAGTTTATAGTTGTTCATAATGATGTTTGTGAGTGTCAAATATGCCTCCCGAGGAAGCGAGCTTTGATAAATTCCCATAGGGTAGAACAGACTGCACCGGATATTAAGGCGACAAGCCATAGCTTAGTTTTGATGGTGTGAGCGTCAGTCTCTAGCTTTTGTAGCCTTAGATGATATTCGACAATCCCTAGTTGACTCTTCTCTAATAAACTAATCACCGTCCCCTGTCTTTCTTCGATTCTTGCAAGCCTCTCCCGCAAGTCGGCTATCTGGTCGCTACTCACTTCCACCAATCTGCCGAGTCTTTGGCTAGTCCTAGAATCGCTTTCTGGGCATCTGCAAGGCTCGTGGTGAGGTGAACCGCTGGCTCGCCGTCAATGTACCCCAACGAGATGAATCCTTCGTCTAGGAGGTATTGTAGCACTTTACAGGCTTTTTGATCTTTGCTCATTTGCTGGGCGTTTTACCCGCATCCTCAGCCGCCGACATATCCGAGTAGCGAACAGTCAAGGAATCCTTGACGGTTTCCTTTGGCGAGCAGGAGCAGAGGCAGATGGCGAGGAGGAGGAGGGGCATTTTAAGCACTAACGCCAAGGCTTCGGCTATTTCCAGAACCCGCAAATCTAACCCAATCAGATATAATGTTCCTTGATGTTACTCCTAAAGTTTTTTGAATTTGAATTTGCGGGCAGACTTGAGTGGAAGGAAGATTCGTTGTATTTGTTGCAACCAAAACTCCGTTAATAAAGAACTGAACATTTGTTGTTCCGTTTACTCTTGTTAAAAAAGTGTTGTAAGAACCGTCTGCAACTGCGGCAACTCCTGTATCAGTAATTGTGCCGACTGACGCATTATATGTGTAGGCTTGCCAGTTTACATTATTGTTGTCGTAAAATAAGCCAGCCGCTCTAACCGTTGGAGCGGTTGTGCTGTCATAAGAACTATTAAATCCAGTAAAGATTCGATAACTATTTGTTCCGTCCGCTAGGGTCACAATCCTAAAATTTGAAGCAAATGATAACCTTGCCCATCCTGAATAAACATAGCCTATATTACCAGATAATGCTCCACCGCCAATCGCAGTTGCTCCAGTTGTTAGTGACCAAAACCCGCTCCTCGGTGGGTCGTTAACAGCAGTTTGTCCAGAACTTGTGCCAGCGTTTCTAGTGTCAGCGGTTAAAAAGTTGGGTGAATTATTATGTGTAAAATCATCAACAAAATCAAAATCTGATAAGTTGTTATACCAATTCGACTTAGCTCTAGTAAGAGGCATCGCCTACTCCTTAATGACTGACCCAGCTAGCCGTGCCAGCCGTGGCGAAAAGTGCTGATAAAGTCGTGGTCGTAAAGTCGCACTCAAAATAATCCCCGCTGGATAAAGCCACCATAAAACCACCCCCGAGCGTTGTTGCACTACTGCCAGCGTTCACGAATAGTTGCCCTGCTCCGAGGTTGTAGACGGTTGCCATCTTGCGGGCGACATTACCAGGGACGAGGGTGGCTGAGGTGAGTGAAGTAAAACTGCCCGAGGTGATGGCGGTGGATGAGATGGCAAGCGATGCGGTGACTGAACCAATCTGAGCCGTGCCAGCGACAAGGGCGGGAAGTGATCCGATGGTGACGCTGTTGCCAACCGTGACGGAGGAGATACTGACAGGAACCGTCCCACTGATGGATGCGGTGACGCTTCCAATCTGGGCTGTTCCTGCGGAAAGAGAGGCCGTCACCACGCCGATGCGGTTCGTGCCTGCGGGGAGGGCAGAGCCGATGGTGACTGTCCCAGAGATATTTAAAGGAGTGCCAGTAGTTCCGTGTTCTGTTCCAGCATCATTGATTAGGGCAACGCCAATTCGATTCCCGTTGCCAAAACCCTCTCCACTTGCACCAATCTGAATTGGGACGAATGTATTTTCAAAAGATTCTTTCCCAAAAACATTCGCCGTCACCGTGCCATAGATCGGAAACGCATTATCGGAATCAACTGGGTCGCCCCCTTGAGTCACTCGCACATCAAAATTAGCTCCAGAATTGGCCGTAACTGTGCCAGAGATGGCGATACCACTTGAAACTGCCGAGAGAATGTCCGTCTTGGCTTGCGTTCCAAGGCTTACAACCGTGTGAGCAGTAATGTGTTGCCCACTCGAAAGGATGGTTGAAAGGGTGGTTGCTGTCTGCGTTCCGTCTAAAATTGCTAAGGCCATATGGTAGTTCCTTTGTTAAATCACTCCGATATACATTGAGTTAAGTGCTTCTGAGAAGTCGAGATACCTAATCCCATCCTCAACCTCTGAGGGCGTACAGATAACGCTAATGGTCAAGCCCCTCTGCCATGCCCTTTTGTTGGCTCGAATAGATGGGCTTTGGCTACTGATTCTAGCCATATGAATCTTTGTATCTAAAATTGTGTTCTGTATCTTGGTGGCTAGCGTAGGAGTTTCTGAATAGAACGCTTCAAAGATAGCGCAGTATTCAGAGTCAAAATCCTCTTGGCTTATCTTGGCCGCCGTGTCGGAGTAGTTCACCGCAACGCTCAAATCATAAACGCCCGTATAATTGCCTAGCATCTGACTATTTACAGAGGCAGAGATTGTGACGAAGGGGAAGAGTCTAAGTCCAGTTCGGTTTGTCGTGTAAACATTCAGCCCAGAGATTCCAGCAAGCAAATCTCCGATAGCATCCTCTACATTAAATTGGGGGGTCTGGTTCATTTCTTTGCACTCGCTGTAATGTCTAGCGTTATAGCCCTATTCCAAGTTCTATTCCTTGCTTCGATAGCGTTGCTTTGACCAGTTACCTTAGCCACATAACAAGTGATGTTGGTTGCCGTGGTTATATAGCTTGCAAGGTCGGGTGATCGGTAGAGTTGTTCTAGGATGTCATAGAACTTTGCATCAAAGGCGGTTCGGCTGATTGTGTCGGCTCTTTCGGTATAGGTAAGGGTGGCGGGGGTTTTGAATACTCCTGTGAATGGCCCAAGTTCTTCCCCTCCGATGCTCGCTTGAACTACGATGTTAGGCATCGTCCGAGCCGTGCCTCTCTCGCTCGTAAAGAAGTTAAGGCCAGTAATGCCAGAAACTGCGTTGAGCAGTCCGTTCTCAATCTCTCGTTCAATCGAGGCCATTAGGTTGTTATATCGGCTAGTTCGATAGTATAGGAAACTCCATCTGTACTTTGGGAGAATCCCGCCACCATTCGTTCTGTGCCAGAAACAGAGCAGAGCATACCTATTGTAGGAGCAGAGATAGAGGAAGCGGGAACGACAAGACTCTGAGTTATCCTTAGAATCTCCCCACCTATATCCAAGTCTGTTGCCGTGGTTAGATCGGTTACAGAGGCACAGACGGCGTTAGAACCCAATCCAGTAACGGACGAGTATAAGTCTTTTATCATCCCGCTTAGATCGGAAAGGAAATAGGTTGTGTCAATCGAGCCAGCCATAAATCCAGCCTAGTGTCAATCCAGCTTTATCATTCCCTCAAAGTCGAAAATGTTGTCAGCTTCCCACTCGTTCTTCTGGGGGAAGAATCCAGTGTTCTTTTCCTTCCTTACCGCTGAGGCCAAGATGATTGGGGTGCTATTGATCGCCCAGAACATATCTGCCCCTCGAATAGCCTTTGCCATGTCCTCAATGTTTGGGGCGGTGTAGGTAGAAAGCCCTTGGATTTTAATATCGGGCGGGGTCATAACATAGAAGTTTTCCTTGCCCATCTCAGCCCTTGCCTTTGTTATGATCTCAAGCGGGTTGTTGTAATACCCTTGGCTTATTCCAAAAGGAGCGACTAGGTTGTACTTCTCGGGAAGTTCCTTGGATGGCTTCTCATCCAGCTTGTCTAGGACGATGTTCGTCTTGTCTGCTCCTTTAATCTCGGCATGGCTGTAAACGAAGTCTGTCCAAGTCTTTTTGCTCTTTCGGTACTCCTCGTATTTGTTCGGCCATATCTCAAGGTCAATAATGTCTCCCTTGCTCCCCGCTTTTACATAGGAGACAAGATCAAAGACAGAATGATATTGAGGCAAGCAATCAAAGAAAACCTCGTGGCCTTGGTCTGCTAGAAACTTTGCGGCGGGTAGGCATCGAAGGACATCCCCCAGCCTCTGCGAATATTTGATTGTCTTAGCACTCATCAGCCACGCTTTTGTCCGTTATGAATGGCAAGTAATCCATCAGCCTAACTGGGCTTGTCGTTTGTTGTAGCCTTTCCCATCCTTCAACCAGTCCTTTGTACCCATAGAAATCCTGCTTAAATTGTACCTGTTCTTTCGTGGCGTAGGCGTAATGATCAAAGGTTAGACCCCAAGTTTCTGTGACTCCCCTCGGAATCATCAACGATTGAACATTCAGCTTGGGCGGTTCGTGGCTTGTGAAATGAATATCCCTTCCCCATCTCCACGCTCTGAACCACTCGTACCAGTTCGAGCCGAACCCCTCCCTAGTCACCACCTTCTTGTTTTGCCCTATATAATAATTGCAATGAAACTGCATCGCTCGTCCCTCTTCGCATCCTTTGAGATGTCCAAAAATAGCGTCTATCTGCTCGGCCTTCCACATCTCGTCACTATCAATCTGCATCACTACCCCTCCGTCCACTCCTCGCAAGGCTTCGTTAATCATCGCCAGCTTCCCTTCAAAGGGTTTGGCTTGCCAATATACAGAGATGTTTTCCCCTCTAATGCTCTCAAGATATTCGTGTGTTCCGTCCACGCTTACAAAATTCTTATGGTATTTGTCGGGAATTTGCTTGCACCACCGAGTACATCCAAGAGGCTCGCTTACTCCCTCAACGATATTCCATCTCCAAGGGATTTGTAGTTTCTTGAACTCTGCTAGGTGCTTCTCAATGTAGGGCATCCCATTGAGAACGATGGTGAAGATGGTCAGCATTTTAGTCGGCCATAAATAACGCTTATCTCTGAGCAGAAAGAAACAGAGTCATATCGGTAACACTCAAACCCAATAGACTCGAACCAAGCTATAAATTCCTTTAGCCATAAATCAGAATAGTGAAGCTCAATAGCGATCTCCTTTAGTGTCCCTACATCTGCAATCTGCAACATCCTTGATTCCTCCCCCTCTATGTCGCATTTGATATGAGTTATTAAGTTTTCCTTAATCAGTCCTTGGATTTGCTCTGATGATTCTATCCTTTGGCACAAGAATTTGCTCTCTGGATATTGCTTGGCCAGAGATTCAATGTCCCCTTGGTTTGTGTCTATCCCTATGTAGAGCTCTGGCTTTTGTGATAGGAAGTATTTTGCTGTGCCGTTACCCTCTTGCCTTTCTGCCTCCGTCCAGAATCCACACCCCAAGTCTAGGACTCTTCCACCCTTAGCGTTGAGATGCTCCCAATGAATCTGCGGAGCTTCCGAATCTATTGCTCCCTTGGTCATAATTGGAAGATGGCCGCCCCATTCCTACAAGCCATATCGTCCCATAGCAGGGTTGCGGTTCGCTTTAGCCTTTCATAATTTGCGTAGTTCTTAATGTCGTTCACATCGTCCAAGGCTATGATTGCTTTCTCTGCTAGGAATGGTCGGACGCAACGCAGTTCTGATTCCCCAGAGAAAGGCGAGCCATCAATCAATACAAAGTTAAAATCTGCATTATGCTCAAAGTGAACATCCTCGATTGCGCTTGTCTTGTACTGGTAGGCGGTTTCAAGACATACATTGTGCCAGCCCAAGACTTGCTCTAGCGGGTACTGGTTAAGGTTGGTTTTGGTTGTTTGATAAAACTCTTCAATATCTTTCTTGTTCAGCCATAGGCTAGACAGGGTGGCTGTTCCATTGATTGCTACTCCCCCTCTAGCAGATAGGTTCATTGAATGGCGGCCTATGCGGTCGGGATGATTCTCGATGCTGAATAGCTTCTTGGTTTTGATACATTGCGTGGAGCCGTCCCCTGTTCCCCCTCCAATCTCTAGCCCTACATCTAGCCCCTCGCTATATTTTTGAAGGGCTTGGCCGAATGAGTCGTTGCTAGTTATTTCTTGCATTTTGCCATCTCTACTAATGCCTTCTTAATCACATATTCAATCACCGCCTCAGGGTCTTGCTTCAACGCAAGCATCCCAGCTTCATACAATTCCTTCTTGGCTTTTTCGTCATAGGTAATATCGACATTCACGAACTTATTTTTGCAAGGGCGAGACTTGCCAAAGGTGATTATACCAAGCCCCTTGGTACTCTCTCCCTTTTTAGCTTTTCTACATCCAATTATTTGCTTTGCGCTTTTCATATATTGCTTTCCCTTTCTCATAGAACTCTGGCTTATTATGATTCTTTAGCTGTTCGTCTGGGTTGCCCCCTGCAAACATAGGATTCTCGTGTTTGAATTGGATATGTCGAGCCTCAACTATTACTTGGTCTTGATATGCCCTGTCCGTGTGCTCGTTGTCTCCGTAAATACCATCGCTCTCTTGGTAGTCGGGGTGGAACATATGCCCTTGCTTCTTTAGCCTATCCTTTGTCAGAATCGCCATACAGAGCAGTTTGTCCGTCCTAAGCCCATCTGATACCGCTAGCACCTTCTCTGCCTTTGTATCCCCAATAGCGGTCGAAATTAGGGCATCCCAATGGCGGGGAGGAGTCCAATCATCCGACATTTGAATAATGATGTCCCCCTTGGCTATTTTTGCCCCTGCGTTCCAAGCATTAACGATTCCACCCGGATTCACTCGAATAGCTTGGTGCGGGGTGTAATCCACCTTCTCATCCTCATCCACCATAAACAACCACTCAACTTCTAGGGGTTTCTCAGCCAAGCACAACCATTGCCAGCGTCTTTGCCAAGCGATCTGCTGTCTGCCTCTAGTGGCGTGAATCACGCTTATTTTGGGGGCGGGTCTGCACTTGCGAATCTTTTCTGCCTCGCCTAGTTCCCCTACACAAACTGCGGCTGTCTCGTAAATATCCATCGCTTGCCAGTTGTAAACTGCTTCTACTAGATTCCAGTAGTGGAGTTTAGGGCGAGCAAGTGCCATCGCTGTCCTTGCCGCTCCGTAGGTTTTAATCCAATTCCCTTTCCCTGCCCAATGATTTGCAATATAAAAATAAGCCTCTCTCCTGTCTGGTTGTAGCCCTACCGCTTGCCCTAACCAAGAGAGCCTGTCGCTATCACCCACTATCCTCCCTAGATTGCAAAGCACATCGTAGCGGAGCGTGTCCTCTAGCTCTGGGAAAGATAAGGCTCGCATACTCGAATCAATGCACTTGTCGATTTGATTGCTTAGAAAGTATTCTTGGGCTTGGTAGTATAGACAATGCGGGGCAGTAGAAAGGGAGTCGGCCAATATGTTGAAGTTCCTTTCAGCACTTTTGGGCTTGTACCCATCGGGCTTGTGGATTCTGAAAATCTTATCCACCCCAATCGTCTTGTTCGGTTCTTTAGTGAGAAGCATCTCGTGAACTCGATTTTTCCAATAACAAGTTCCCTTCTTGCTTATCTCTTCTCGGAGGGGGATTAGGCCAGCGTTATCGACATTATATTTTAACGCCACTAAGTGAGCGTCTTTCTCGATGGCAAGGGCAATAGCCTCCTCGATCACCTTCTCCCCATCCTCGGCCATTACATCGTCAGCATCTACCCATAAAGCCCACTCACAATCACAAGCCTCTAGCGCAGTATTCCTAGCCGTTGCGAAGTCGTCTATGTGTTCCCAATCAGTTCTTTTATTCTGGTAATGAACGACTCTAGCACCGAGAGAAAGTGCGATCTCCTCCGTCTTGTCTGCCTTAGCTGACCCCCGAGCCATACATACAACAACTTCTTTTGAGATGGGCTTAAATGATTCAATACAACGCTGGATGTATTTTTCTTCATTGCCAGCTATGAGGTAAACAGAAAGAGGATATTTCATTAAGGATTTCAGTTGTTAAGGATTTCTTAAGTCATAGGGATGTCAATTAAAAAGAAAAGGGGGGAGTAGGCTTTCACCCGCTCCCCCCATTTCAAGGAATCAACCACCAATCTTTATGCGAAGTTTGTGGTGATGCGAACAGCGGCGTTCGGATCAATCACCACTTCATCCGTATTCATACGAACCCGGAGCACTTGGCTACGGCGAGCTTCGTCACGATAGCTCTCTGAGACGAATCCACCAGCCGCATCGCCAGTCCAGACCAAGGTGCGACCAATTCCACCAGCGGTGAACTCACCGCCAGAGACTTGACCCACAATGATTTTAGTGTCTGGAACAACGAACGAACCAGTATAGCTCTTGTTCTTGCCAGCGGTGTTGTAAGCCGCACGACCAATCAAGAGGTTCTGCACACCGAGAGCCGCCGCAATCTCCGCTTCGGAGAGCAAGCGAGCACCTGTGCTAGAAATCACTCCGAAGAATTGATTTTGCAAGAGTGTCGAACGACGAATCAACTCAAACACATTAGCCGACATCGCAACGCAATTTGACTCATACCCATATTGGGCGAGGGCCAACTTGGCGGCCGCCACATCACGAGCGATATCCACCGTTGCAACTAACGCTTGGGTGTAGGCAACTGCACGAGTTTGATCAGCAATGGTGAAGGGAGTCGAGCTAGCCCAGAGAAGATCGGCCACCCGTTTCTCGTGGGAGAGTTTCAACTGACGAAGCAAGAACTTTGCTGTTTCGCTCTCGTATGAGAAGAAACGATTTAAGTCAGCGGAAGCATCATCAGGAAGCAATTCTTCCAGTCCGAATTCCGAAGTTGCAAAATTTGCCGAGCTAAAAGAACGAATTCCTCTGCTGTAGTTAGAACCACTCTCACGATTGAGAGCGTTGTTGCTGAGGAGTTCGCCAGCCGCCAACTGCACTTTCAAATATGTTCCAGCTTTCGCATCAACATTTTGAAGGGGCAATAATTGCGACCCGATCAAACCCACATCCGCTTGAGGAGCTTCGATCAACGCTTGGCTGATGTCCGCCCGAATAGTTGCTCCGCTTCCGCCGTTAATAAATGCCATATATTTTAGTCTTTCTTTGTTAGGTTAAATTACTGGGTGAGGGGAACCGCAATTTCAACAACCGCATCTGCCGCTCCACCTTCAAGGGCAACTCCGACGATGCCAAGATTGGCCGCCGCAGTTGTCACAAGACCACCGCCAGTCGTGGCAACCAAGCCACCAATAGCAATAGCCGTTTCGCAATTAGCGAAGAAGGTCGGGTAAAAGAGTTTAACTGAGCCGACTTCAGAGGCGGCCACATCGGTTAGGGTGGAGCCGACACAACGAGCCGAGCCAGAGACAGCCGCGCGAGCCGTGCCGTCAGTATGAATTTCCACTAAGCGATAAGCACAGATCGCAGTAGCAGAAAAGGTGAAGGTGCGAGTTGCACCGCCGTCGATATTGGTTGCCATATATTTTAATCCTTTTTCTTAGAGTTTGAAAATACCACGAGTCAAAGCCTCGGTGTATTCTTTGGGGTTTGATAGCATCACGGCTTTCATGGCCTTGAGCTTAGAAGTTCCGTAATCGCTATGGGCGGCCACGAGTGCTTCAAAATTCTTGGGTTCGTCTTTCTTTTCGGAAGGAACTTCAATGGAGGGCGAGGCGGGAATGGGCTTAATGCCAAACTCAGTCAGCACTTTTTTCACCACCGCACTCATCTCTTCATCCTTCTTATCTTCGGAGGGTTCAACCTCAACGGAGATTTCGGGGGCGGGAGTTTCGGAGGGCTTATCAGAGGCCATCTCCTCTTTCTTCATTTCATCCTTGGGTTTCATCGAATCTTCAATGGCCGCTAGGCGAACCTTGATATCTTCGATATCTTTCATGTAATTGTTTTCCATATTAGTTTTATCCTTTTTGTCAAGTGGTGCATCCTCTACAACAGCTTGTGGAATTGTCCCCTTGATAGTATCGCCACCAGAAACATATCCAAGTTTTGCCATAAACTTAACCATTTCCTCGAAGAGTCCGTTGGTGGCCGCTGGCGAGGATACAAGATCAGCCGAGGCAATGCTCTGGGGTCTGATGTAGTCCTTCCCATCAATCGTCTCGCTCTCGTTCACAAAGGCTAGGGAAACGCCGAACTGGTCGGGGGCTTCGCTGGCCATCTCTTTGATAAGGCCATAATGAGGAGAGTTGCGGAGTAGTCGGAGATCAGCCACTAGCTTGTCCCCTTCAATGCGAGGATTCCTTAAAAAGCCGACAACCGCCTCCAATCCAGAACCGTGATTCATCTTTGCTTTAGTTCCATTCTTGGCACTTTCCATAAGTTTAAGGGCAGTTTCTAGGCTTGTTTTATCCACGAAAAGGTCGTGTCCTTTAGCCTCTCCCACCTCTAAAATGCTCACCCCACCTAGCTCCATCTCTTCCATCTCCTCATCCCGATAAGTAGAATAGGCTACGGCTGAACGCTGGGATTCCTCTGGAAAGTCGCTGATGGCTTGCTCGTCTCCCATAAAGCGGGAAACAAAATCTTTCTCTGATTCGTCGGCACTAGGAATTGGTAGGGGCATAAATCCCTACCTTATGTCAAAGGAGATCGCCGTCCGCTTCTCGATATGACTTCTTGACTTCACCGCCACCCGCCATCTTCAAGAACTTGTTGACTCTAGCCATCGCCCAAGCGTTGCGTGAGTTGGGCTTGCCCCCGCTGATGGTGGGTCGGAAGCTGGTCGAGAACGCCCCTGCTCCCCTTCGGAATACTTTCTTCAATGCTCCGATGCTAGGTGCGTTTTTGTTGGGGTGATCTTTCTTGAACTCGGCGATCTTGTTCTTCAAGGCTTCCTCGTTCTGCTCTGAAATCTCAATATCCCCAGCCTTGCTCCGGGTGGATGCCGTGCCTTCGGGGTTCTCCTTCGAGCCTTTGATTCGTTCCTTGGGAGGGGCGGGGGTTTGGGAGACTGGTCGGGCTAGTTCTTCTTTCTTGTCTGTGATCGGGCCACCAACAATCCAAGCATCACAAGTCCTTTTAGATGCACACTTAAAGTCAAAAATCTCGCAGTAGCCAAGATCGCCACCAATCGCTACTTCGTTCGCATCCTCTCCAATCCCCTTCTTGATACATCCTAGAATCTTGTTCCTCTGATCAAAGGCCGCACAATTACCACAAAGCATCTTCTTTGCCGTGGGTACATCCCCCTGAAATTCGCCTGCCTTGGCTTTCCAGTAGTCCTCGTTAGGTTCGTTAGGATTGGCTGGGCCATAGTTCGCGTCGTCCACGGCTGTCTGCCTATTGGCTAGGTTGGTCTTTACATCTTGCGTTGCGATTGGACAAGAGGCTGGTTCGGCCAGTTCTTTCTTGTCCCTAGATTCCATCTGACCAACTACTTTTTTTGCCCAAGAATAGCCAGCATCCCCACCCCATCCGTTCCACGCTTGCCAGCCCTTTCCTTGCTCCCCAAAGGTAGAGCCTTTCTTGTCCACTTCGTGCCTATCGAAAAAGGCTTTCATTCTTTTGATGGTGTCGGGTGATAGCTTCACCCCATTTTGTAAGTCTCTAGCCCTAGCAAGCCCAACAGGGGTCATTCCCCTTTGGCTGGGTGGTTTCGTCTCCCGCACTTCTAAGGCTCTTTTAGCGGCATCCCTAGCCCCTTGCGGGGGGCTGAAATCAATCCCCTCGTATTTGCCCAACTCAATGCCACCCATCATTCCGGCAATCAGCATCTTAATTTCGTTCTGGTTTAGCTCTCGGACTACTGCTGTTTCGGTACTTAAATTATACTCTTTCAATACATTCTGCGGAACTTTCTTTCCTGCTTTTAGTGCATCCCTAACAATCTCTTCGTGATCTTTTTCTTTGCTCGCTAGTGTTCCGATGTATTTAGCCATCCGCTTTGCCGAGATTTCTTCTGGGTCGTTTTCATACATTTTATTAAAGTCGCCATCTCCACTAATAATTTTTTTAATATCTGCTTTCTTGATTTCCCTGCCAGTTGCCCTTCTCATTTGATGTGCAGATTCCTCGTAGAGCGTCCCAACCATTTGTGAATTTGGGTTAATAAAGATTGCTGGTTTTCCTTCAAATGTTCCAGAAGCACCGTCGAAAACAAAATCTTCGCCAGTCTTTATTCTTTCCCCTTTAACTACTGGGGTTCTCATAACCATCACTGGCACATCTAAAACTGGTTTTAGTAATTCTCTAGTTTTTTCGCCGTGAATTAAATCACCAACATTTCCAATAATAGTTCCATCTTTTTGATTTTCTGCATCAATAAACTTTCTTGAAATTTGAGGGTGGAAAAATTCTTTCTTTGTAAGTTTCCACAATTCAGGCGATTTAGTGCTTGCTTTGTTTGATTTGTCTATTTTTTCCTCACCCTCACCCCCTGCACAAGTATTCCCATCTTTGAATCCTCCGCTACCAGTCCCGCAATCTAGGCTTTTGAATGTTTTTTTAACTGGGCCTATTCTTCCCCTTTTAACTAAACTAGCCCTTAACTCTTTTGCCTCTTTCTCTACTCCATCAATCGAATCTTTAATATTTTGTGGAAGTTTTGAATATCCTTCCTTATCAAATCTTTTCATTCCATTAAGTTCTGCAAAACTTTCTGTTACCGTTCGGTCTGCGGTTGATTCATCCCATACCTCACCTATCGAATACTTTATTCTTGTTCGTTTTGCCACCTCCTCGATTACCTTGGGATTGGCCTTTATTGCTTGAGTAAAGTTCCCCTTGGTCTCTTCCTTTGCGCCATCCCATATTCCGTGTCCAATTTCGTGATGTATTAGCCTATTAAATCCGTGCTTAACTCTATATTCGTCACCAGAGGCGGCTATGGCCTCTGATGTTTTTGTGTGAATAATAAGATTGTTTTTGTTGTGCGCTCCATAATATGTAAAGCCAGACGGGGTTTTAGATGTTCCCCTAACCTCTATGTTATCTATTCCAGCGGTTCGCATCGCCTCGATTGTTTCTGGTTCAGACAATGCTTTTTCAAGGTCTGCCTTGGTTTTCTTTCCTAATCTTTTTACTGCTCCGGGCGCTCCTTTTTGTAGTCCCCCCTCAGCGTCAGTTATTGTGAAGTCCCCTATTTTTGCTCTGACTCCCCTTCCATCCTCTGTAAATTCTTGCCCATTATCCCCCCATTTTTGACCCGGTAAAACTTCTGGTGCAATTTCAACCTTTGCATTTTTAATTGATGGTTTTCCGCCACCCACCTCTCCTCCATCGCCACCGCCAGAGCAAGTATTTCCCGGCTTGAATCCACCAGAACCAGTTCCGCAATCTTCTAATTCCTTACTTTTTTTTTGAGTAGGTAATTCTATTTCTGACTCGTCTATTGGCAATTCATCTTCTCTATCATCTTTTTGCAATTCTTCGGATGATGGCTCAATAGGTTCTTCTGGCGTGGCCTCATCGCCTCCACCTTCATCCTCGCCCTCTTCTGGCTTGTCGTTCTTTGTGGCTACTGCTTGGGGTGCGGGTGTTGGAAATTGTGGCTGAGGCGGTGTGGGTGTAACAATATCGGAAATGGTTTCTGGGGCTACGCCATACTTCTGTGCCAAGTCCTTAATCAGCTTGGCCTCAATCGCCCTCTGCCTCATTGCGCTCTCGAAGTCTTGGCCACGCTCGGCGTAGATGTCGGCGGCGGTGCGGAGTCCTGTCTTAAACTCGGATATGGCCGAGGCTGATTCTCTGCCCAAATCAATAGAGACATTCGCCCCGAAATTAAAGATGCCCTTGGTAGTTCTGCTTCCAGCGTTGTTCTCAATCAATCCCCTTGCAACTGCATCGGCAATTACGATGTTCTTAATTGGGCGAAGCACTTTATCGTCTAGGAGTTTCTGATATCTGCGGAAAGTTCTCCCCGCTTGTTGCATCTCAAGGCGAGCGGTCGGGCCACTCATAGCGGAAGGGTCAACGGCGAAGCTGTAAGGGATGCCCACTCCTAAGCAAATGTTGCGGAGTAGAATCTTGTGGAACTCTGCGAACGCTCCGCTTGGTCTGTTCGGGCCATCGGGGAACTGAATCGTTTCTCCCGGTTCGAGATAACTGACCTTGCCCGATTCCATAGTTTCTAACTTGATTGCTTGGTTATCAAAATTGGTATCGGAGGTCAGATCACTCAAGTCGGAAGCATTGTTGTTGTTTCTGAGAACGATTGCACTCTGCGAACTCGCTACCTTAGCTGACATCTTTTCAAAATTGATTATGTCGTAAATGTCTTGTGCATCGTTAATTGCAGTATGGAAAGCCGAGATGCCCCTGTACTGGTCGATGCGGAGCGGGTCGTATAGGTGGAACGCTTGGCTTGCGCTTACCTTTTGTTGGAAGGTGTAGGCGTTTCCGATAGATCGTGCGAAAATATCGTAGGCAGTAGGAGCACCAGTCTCTTGATCTATATGGATGCCCCCGATTAGATCGCTAGTGGTATAAACTTGGAAGGGGTTGCCGAGTCGATCTGCTTCGATGCCTTGTAGTTTTAGATCGCCATTGTTGTCTCTAATTAAAACGAATAAAAAGTCGCCGTCTCGGAGCATCGACATAACCGCAACTTGCATAAGGGTTGAGCCTGTATGCCTCGTTGAGATGTCGCAGTTATCCCACCATTCAGACCAGAACGATTCGACATCTGTATTGACCGCTGGCTCGCTTGTTCGGGCTTGGTAAGAAACATTCGCCGCCGTGTGCGAGGCAAACTTCATTAGGATAGATCGAACTAGCCCAACATTCTCGGCCAAGTCCCTGCTCCGCTTCATTAGTTCAATACGATCATATCCAGTCCGATAGCTCTCTGCACCCTGCAACACGCTCGGGCCTTTGCGCTCCCGATTGTACTTGGTCGCATCGTAGTTGAAATGGGTCAGCTTTGCCCTTGCAATCGCTCTCTCAACTCCCGCTTGTGGGTTGACCAAGGCCACGGCTCGGTCGATTAGGTTAAGGGATATTTTCTTCACGGGCCAAATTTTGCGTAGGTTGTACGAATCCTTGTGCCACTTATATTTTGAATGGCAAGCGTTAGTTCGGCAATCGTGGACGAAACTTCGCTGAGGTTCGCCCTTGAGAAAGAGCGTCCCGCTATCGAATACGAGCTACCCGCCACCGCAATAGCTTCAAGACAAGTGACATATTTATCACGAAGAGAAGTAAGGGTGGCTAAGGGTAGCCCAATGAAATCACCCTTCGCCATTGATTTCCTCCTCTGTCAAACTTGCGGGTGATACTTGCAAGAGCTTGTATAGGCCAGCCCCTACTATATTCATACATTCACAATCGAGCAAATGGTTCTGCTTCCCGATTTGCTTCCAGACCATCCTTGTCCTTCCAGTTAACGGGTTCTTCACCGCTACCTTAACCTCTGCTCGAATATGAGTGTGCCAAACTTCGGGAGCGTCATCGGCCACGAATCCTTCGGAGTGGAGGAGGTTCGAGAATATGTCTTTTATACTAGGGTTAGACCACCGCCAAACTGGACATAGCCTCCACTTCCACCCAATCCTAGATTGCCCTGCCTTACCCGATAAGGGGTCTCCATTAGAGATTCTTGCAAAGGGTCGGGTGACTTTCTTTTCATTCACAATCTCTGAGAAGGAGGAGCGATCTGAACCAACCAAAGCAATCCAGCCGTGCAAGCAACATTGATAATAGACATCTCGTGTCTGATCGCCCGAATCTATAAATACCATCTTGGGCAGTACCTTGAACTCGTCTGCCTTTGCTTCTATATCGCCCCAAGTTTCAAGGCGGCCAGCCCACACCATCCGAGACTTGCCTTCATCGTTATACGCTCGAACCAGTACCCAAGTATGAAAGCCGCCAGACTCCTGCACATCGACGCTCATCACGCACTTCTCGCCCTCTCTAACCTTGCCCATCTTGTAGCCTCCCGCCTTGATCTCGATTCGTTCCTGTTCGTGTTCTAACCAAGGCTCGGCCAAGACTCGATTGATAAAATCTTGCAAGCCCACGATTCCCGCATACTTATCTTGTAAGAACTTCACCGCCAAGCTCCCAAATGTTACCCAAGGAGCATACAAACCATTGAGGTGATAGGAGCGTCTGGCTGGCTCGCCATTAGGATTAGTTGCCCTCCACTCTCCCCCTCGAAGCATAGCGGTTTTTTGTCCATCTGTGATTGGCTTCTTGCATCCTTCACACTCGTAATAGGCTGAGGATTTTACTAGGGCGAAGTCATAGACGCTATCCTCTAGCTTTGCTTTGTCATCCCACTTGATCTGTCCCCATATAAGTTTCTGTTTCAATCCACAATGCGGACAAGGCACAAAGAAGAAGCGCATATCCCCTTTAAGCCATTCGCTCCATATCGTACTATCTGCCGTGGTTGGCGTGCTAGTGGTTATGATTAGATGGTTCGGGTAGGTGCTGACTCTGGCCTCTGCCAGTTGCAACGCTCCCGCCTCTGTTTTGCTTGACCCTGCCTCTGGATATTTGTCCACCTCATCGAGCATCAAAAGGGAAACAGACCTAGAGGCAAGATTGGCGGGGCTGTTGCTTCCTACAAACCAAAGACTCATCTTTCTAAAATGCTGTTCGAGAATCTTGATCTTGTCTGTGTTGTCGGGCTTTTCTTTGGCTAGGGCTGGGCAATCATCAATCATTGGCAACCATCGAGTTTCGGAGAACGATCTTGCGAGAGCCTCGGAGGGCATCACCCAAAGGGCGGGACAAGGCCGCTCGGCCAGTCGATAGGCTAGGCCAGCTAGAATCGTTGTAGTCTTGGATGTCTGCGCTCCCCAGACTAGGCACACCCGCCGAACTGAATCATCCCCAAAAGCCTCAAGCGGTTCTCTCACATAGGCAGTGAGGTTGGTTGAGTATGCCCCCGGTATGTTCGTCACCCTCGCTGATAGCGTAAGGTTTTTCTCTGCCCATTCTGGAATTGAAAGATGCTCTCTGGGCTTGAATAGTTCCCTAGTGAATCCGTTGATTTCCGCAAGCGGGTTCATCTCTTAACCATATAATCTTTTGCATACGCCCACGCTGGGTTCATATGAATCTTATGGTGGCAATCGAAGCACACCGCCAAGAAGAACTCGGACTCATTGAGCCTGTCCCCGAATCTCCCTCGCCTATGGTGAACTTGGCTAGCTACGCTAGAACAGACTTGGCAAAGGGGATTGAGCGTTAAAAACTGCACCCGCACTTCCTTGTAAACATCGTTCTGCAACTTCCTTTTCTTGGACACTCGGCGTAGCGGGGTCTTGCGTTTTAGTGGGGAGCGTTTCATTCGTCGAATTGCGAAAGGCTAAGGCCAAGGATTGATATGGCAACCAGCAAAAGAAGGAAGCACTCGTTCATTTGTTAATCCACTTCCCAATACACTCAAACAGCGTGACGATCAGATAGGTGAGGATGATAAAACCCCAGAACGCCACATTAAGAATCACGACTGCAAGCACTATCCCCACGGCTATTTTTAATGCTAGTATCATTTGAACTCGCCCTCGGCCTTCTGGATGGTGATAAAGATTTGATCTACCCCTTCTTGAATCGCCACCTTCGCGCACTCCGGGTCGGAGGGATTGGCTCGGGCTGAAAGAGAGGAGGGCATAGCGTCCATTAGGTTGCGGATTGCTCCAAACCAAGTTGTGATAAACTCCCGCACTTCGTCCATTCTAATCGTCTGCCTTGTCGTTTCCTCATACCTAGCGTGTTCCATTTCGGCTTCTGATACTCGCTTCTTGGCTTCGCCCCATCCATTGATTGCAGACCGCATCGCAACTGGATTCTCGGCGTTCTTTGCTTTCACCACTAGATCGTAGGCGGCCACTTCTATTTTCTTTGACCTCTCCAATCTTCCCAAGGAATTTACCAATCTGAATGAGCTTGCGTCTAATTCTTTCTGTGGCTCGGAGGACGGCAACGATTTCGGAAGGGTGGGGCTGAAGGTGCTTACCCTTGTTTGATTTGCCAGCCTCCATCGTTGAGCGTCCGATTCGGAAGTGAGAGGCATCCCCCGCTTTACCATCCTTGAGAGTTGCCCCTTGTCTATGCCCCATTTTTCTCGGAGTTCTTTTTGCGTAATCATTGGCTAGGGCTATGGCAGAGGGATAGTCCTCGTTCATTTGGCAAGCGTGGCCTTCTTGTTGGTGAGGTTTTCCCATCGCTTCACTATCACATCGCAGTAGTTGGGACTGATTTCAATAATTCTGGCCTGTTTCTTCATTCTTTCGCAAGCCAATACAGTTCCGCCAGACCCACCAAAAAAATCTATAACTATTTTTTTATCGGTATGAGATTTCAAGCAATATTCTATTAGTTCAGTTGGTTTAATTGTTGGATGAAATTTCTGTATTTCTCTTTTGCATTCGAAAACATTCGACCCATAAAAAGGATTCCCGTTGTCTCCCCAATACCAGATAAATTCGTGACAAGGTTCATATCTGTGCATTCTGTGTTGAATTGGTTTAATCCAAACAATGCAATTCTTGGGGCTTCCTAGTTCTGATGTTGCGCCTAAAAACTTTTTTGCAGTTTTAGAGTCGCCACAAATATAGGCGGTGTCTACTCTAACATTTGCGATTGCGTCTTTAATGACTTGTGCAAATTCATCTCCATCGTTTTCTATCGATTCCCCATTTGATTTTTTAACATAGTTAAATCCATATGGGGGATCGGTGAAAACCATATCTGCTTTTTCCCCATTCATCAGTTTCGCTACATCTTCTGCTTTTGTTGAGTCCCCACAAAGCACCCTATGTTCCCCAAGAAGCCACAAGTCACCCAGCTTGGTAATCGCATCCACCGGAACCTCTGGCACTTCGTCCTCCTCTATTGGATGCACGGATTCCATCATTTCGGCGATTTCATCCATAGCAAAACCCGTTACTTCCATATCTAGATCGCCTGTGTCGATTTCCTCTAGGATGTCTTTGAGCATAGGCATATCAAACTCTCCGCTTAGTTTGTTCAATGCGATGTTGGCCGCCTTCTCCTTCTGCTCGCTAAGATCGACCGCCCACACTTCCACCTCGGTCTTGCCCATCGCTTGATAAACTTTGAGCCTTTGATGGCCTCCAACCACATTTCCAGTTCGAGCGTTCCAAGTGATCGGCTGAATATTTCCAAACTCAGCGAGGCTTTTTGTTAGCCTTCCCATCGACTCATCGCTGATGGTTCGTGGGTTGTATTTTGATGGTGAGATTTCAATGATTTTTTTAATTAGCAAGCAAGGGTAGTTCATCTTTTCTTAATCCTTTGTTGATGCAAGAGTTTCTAAGTCAACTCGCACAAAATAATCGCGCCTCGGAACC